ACTGTCGTCCGAGAAACTAATTTGAGCTCCTGATAGTTTTGATATTGCAATACTACCTGCTAACATTGCATTTGTAATACCAGAAGCTTTAACTCTTAAAGCGTCTGAACTTACCTCGATAGATGAATCATCTACTGCAACATCTAAAGTATTACCTGTTTTTGTTAATGCGTTACCGGCAGAGATTTGACCTGCACCAGAGAACTGAGCAAAAGTAATATTTGTTGAACCAAAAGTTGGTGTTCCGTTATGTGTTGATACATAACCGTTATCAGCATTTGCTGTTCCTTCTTCAGCAAAGAAGAAAGTACCGCCTGTTAATTCAGCGGCTGTATCTGCGTCTGGTGTTCTTGTAAGTACAAATACTGCACTTGCACCACCAGTTGCTGTTACTTTATAGATACCGTTTTGTACTGCACTAGCTTGGTCTTTAACAAGTAATCTATCATCAACTGACATAGTAACACCATCAACTGTCAATGCACCGTTAGCGTCAGCAGTTAAAGTACCTGCACCGTTATTGTATGTTACGGCTGCAAGAGCAGCTGCTGTAGCAACTTTTACTGAATCTTTAACATCTAAACCGTTTGCAACACTATCCACATATGCTTTTGTAGCAGCGTCTTGATTAGCTGTTGGGTCTGTTACATTTACAATTTTACTTGTATTAACATCAATATCACCTGAACCGTTAGGGTCTAAAACAATATCACCATTTGAATCTGTTGATGAGATAGTGTTTCCGTTTACTCTAATATTATCTACATCTAATTGAGTTACACCTGCAATTGCTGTGTTTGAAGCACCAAGAGCAACAGCAGTTGTACCAAAAGTAACTGAACTGTTTGCCAACATTGCGTTAGAAACTGTACCTGTATCACCTTGACCTACTAGAGTACCAGCAGCATTTGGTAAAGTGTAAGTTTGGTTACCACTAAAGTTAGAGTGTGCTGGTGCCTGTAAAGCTGCATAGTGAGCGTTTGAACTTTCACAATATAATCTTATTTGTGATTGAGCGCCATCATTTTTTACATCAATAATACCTGTTGTAAATGTAATTCTATCATTACCACCAATTTTAAAATGAATAGTATCATCTGTATCAGCAGTAATAGATGTATCAGCGTCTGCGTCTAATTTTATTTCAGTACCATTCATATCAATACCGTTAAATACGGCATTGTTATCAAAACTGATTGTCATTGTATCGCCTGATAAAGCAGTTGCGATACCTGTACCACCTGTAATTTTTAAGGTTTCTGTTAATAGATTTATAGATGTTGATGTGGAACTTTCATCAACTAAAGTAAGCGTTGTTGCTGGAGCTGCAAAAGATAAATTACCAGAACCATCAGTTGTCAACACATGGCCATCTGAGCCATCTGAACCTGGTAAAGTTAACGCTAAATCTGAACCTACTGCATTAGGAGCTTTTAAAGATACAAAGTTTGAACCATTATTTGTTCCTTCGTTAAATTTAAGTGTGCCACCTACTGTTGCTGAATTACCTATATTGATTGCTGAAATTGCTGAGTTTGAGTCTGCTGTTAAAGCTGAACTCGCCGTTAATGTACCATCTACATGGTCTAATTTATCTGCGAAGTATTGACCGCCTATAACTGTAATATTATTTGCGTCACCGTTTCCATCTACGCCGCCCTCACCAATAAATAATCTATCTCCTAGGTTTCCTTGTGTACCTGCACCATAAGTGTAGGCCATTTCTCCTAGTTTTAGCGTTGAAGGAGCGGAGGTATTCGAACTTCGTTTTATCTGAATAACTGTTGACATTTATTGCTCCTAAAAATTGCCTCCGTTAAACACTAGTGTTCCTGAAGTAGTGTCTAACTCGTTTCTTGTTTTAAATTTATCTGTCGAAGCGTCATATTGTAGTAGCGCTCCGTCATTTAGAGATGAAGAATCAACATCTGAAAGTCCTCTCAATCTATTGACATTCTGAATACTTACATTGGTACTTGGTACCTGTACTGAAACTTGTTGTGGACCAGATGATGTGGAAGAATTAATATTAGCCCTTACACCACCAGTCTGATTAATTCTAGCCTTAACCATTGGTTCCTCTCTCTTTTGTAATATTTATAACGAAAAGTATCTAAAGATTAATATAATTATACTTTAGGATTGACGGTAATTACGCCTTCTATAACTCTTGTAACTGTGCTTGTTGAGGTTTGTGTAATATAGACATCATACACATATCTTGCTGGGGCGTCTAAAGCAGCTGTTTGAGTATCAGTTAAAGTTAATTCTACAACACCAGTTGTGGGGTCGCTAGCCAAAGCAGAGGTTATAGTAACACTTGAAGAAGCGCCAAAACTTTTAGCCATTTTTGCTTCAGTAGTATATCCTGTCAAATCAACAACTGTACCCGCTGAGTTAGTTACAGTTACATCTGAACTGAAACTAGCACCTTGGTCTATCCTAAGATTTGCTATTGCTGCCATTGAATTGTTTTACACCTTCTTGTATTTTATCGTTGTAATGTTTAGTTAAAACATCTATCTTTTCCAATTCAATTTCGTGTCTGACTCTAGATTGCTGTATTTCTTGTCTTGCAATAATTGTATTTCTCAAATCGTTTGGCAAGGCGTCAATATCGTAATCTTTTCCGTCAATTGATATAACATTTTTTGTTTGTTCACTCATAACTATCCTATTTATAATACTATTTATAATTGTTTTAATATATCTTTTTCTATGGCTCTCATATTAATATGAATAAATCTAAACGGTTCAATACCATGGTCTACAGCATAAGCATGAGATAGGTAAGCAGGAAACAATATAACACTACCTGGTCGCACATCATAATGTATTATATCACAAGCATTAGTAACTGTTTTTGAATCTTTTTCTTTTAATTTTAAACCTAAATGAGAAGACCTAGGGTCTTGAAATAATGGTTTAGAAGTAAACTGTGAAGCTTTTAAAAAATAAAAACCTGATATGTGATTATTACCATGAGTATGAAACCAATGATGACCAGCACCATTGTGTGAAAATTCTTGTACCCAACTTTCAGTATATATTAGAGCGTATTTTTCCATATCATATCCCATATCGTCTAACACCCAACGAGATTTTTTTGCCATGTATTTGTGAAAAAAGAAAAAATCTTCATCATTTATTAATGGCACACTATGATAAGTTTGACCTATATCGTTTTTATATCCTTTTTCTCTAATATTTTTTTTTACTTCTTCACTATTAGCTTCTCTAGCGTCAGCTATGTAAGGGTCTGATAATTTATTTAATTTATCTAACCATTCAGGTTTATCTTCGTAGTAAATCGGAGAACTAAAGTATTCTTGTTTTATCATTATTCATTCAATCTTTTTATTATTACATCATGGCTTTCTAGGACTTTCCAAGTTTGACCATGGTAACTATGTATTTGTGTTCCAATACCATCTTCACTAGGATAAACTGATAGTATCTCATCTATATTTATTGTCAATGGTTGGCCAAGATATGGTTGAGGCATATTCTCACCCTCTATAATACTGCCATTTGTAAATGTTTTAAATTTGCCTTTTGTCTTTGCAATTTTTAAAGGTTTTAAATTATTAAAGTCAACTTTATTTTTCATATCTGTTTCCATTTCTTAGTTTCAAATAATCTATATTTGATTTTTTACTATATAATTCAGCTTCAATATGTAAATTAAAAGCTAATGCGTATCTTATTATATTTGATTTATTTTTCTCAATACTATGTACAAGATGAGAGGGAAATAACAAAATATCCCCATTATTAGGTTTTATATTCCAAGTTTCACAATTAATATTATCTACCTCATCAAATGGTAATCTTGTGCTTTGATGAAATAAATTAGTATATGAACCTGGTTTATGTAGTAATATATTTCCAGATTGATTATCTGTATTTAAATAATAAACACCACTTAGTAAACTATTACCATGCGAATGAGGTTGACCCCAATCATTAGACTTATGTTTAACAACCCAACTATTTTGTAAATAAAATTTTACATTATCTGATACTTTTAAAAAACTATGAACATAAGCATTTACACAACTCATAATTTTATTTCTTACTTCTTCATATTCTAAAGAATTTAAAATATA